ATGCCCAATTCGCGGCCCTTGGCCACGATTCCTGGCCAGGTCTCATGCCATTCGCGTCCATCTACGACCCCAGGCAAAGTGACCTTGAGTTCATCGTCCCACCGTTCTTGGCGCAGCCAGGTAGCCGGATAAGGGATGAATTGGCCGTCATTCTTGCGCCATTGGTCCGAGCGCATCTGGGCCTCGATGGCCGTGAGCAGTTCAGGCAGCGCCGGTCGAATGCCCTCAGTTTGGGTCCAGGCCTTGCGAGCGTCACCCTTGGCGACTCGTTTTGGGAAGGCCCTCCAAAAGGTGTCAAATTCGGTCACAGTTGCACCCCCAAAACGGTCTGAGTGGTCCGCATATAAACCGGATCGAGGCGCATAGGCCGACCAGAGACGACAAAAGTCGACTTGGCCCGCTCATAAGGCCCAACCTTGTCCACCAGGTCGAGGCGCTGGAGCAGCCGCAAAATGCCGTAGGGTGGGAGTTTGTGTCCCAAATAAGCAGCCACTTGTTCGGCCGTGCGCGGTTGGCGCAAAAAATCCAGCACTTTTTGCTCGTTAGCACTCAATTTCATTCGTTTCCCCTTTCCCTGATTGCCCTGGCGATGTCTATCGGCGCCATTCCATCGATTTCCGCGAGCCTGGCGCATTGTTCGCGCTCGTATTCCGCGGCCTTTTTGATGGCCTTGACCACATATTCCGAGGCCGACTGCTTAACATCGGCCACGATTTCCTGGGCAAAGGCGGCCAATTGCTTGTCAGAGGCCAACCAGAGGGGCTTAATTTGCCCCTGCGGGGTCTTGACCATGCCGACCTTTGCGGCGACTTCCTGAAGGTCGTCTGAGGTCATCTGAGCCCCTTGATCACGGCGAGTTGCTCCCGCGTGGGCGGCCTCTCTCGGTCTTTGATGATTTCCACCACCTCGAGGGCGGTCTCGCGGTGAATTCGGTCCCAGTTTTCTGTGTAGGCCAAAATTTGCTGAACGATTGCATGGCGCTCCGCGAACAGAGAACGGTTGACCAGTTCGACCAGGTAATCGTCAATGTCCATGCCGTCTGGCATTCCATCGATGATGTTTTTGACTTGCGCTTTGTTCATCTATGCCCCTCCCCTTTTGAGAGAGAATAGATCACTTGGAAACAGTTTGCAATCTGTCTTTTGCGCGTTGGATGCAGCCGGCGCATTTCCAGCGTCTGCGCAGGCCGTTGGCGGTTGGCACCCAGATTCCGTTGTCGGTGTTTTGGTAGAGCCGGCAGTTGTTGCAGAATCGTTGGCCGGTGATGTTTTGCAATGCTTGAGTTGTTCTTGTTCTGTCTTTGACTGGCATAGGTATCCCAAGGGGTGGAAACCTCCACCTCTGTCCCAGAGATGCGAATGTAGCACCTCCCAGACCACGCATGACGCAGCGATTCATTCATCGAGAGTCTTGTCCCACCGCTTTCCTCTCGACTACTCCAGTCCCTCGCTGACAGGCTGGAACCTAAACACGGGGTGAGGTGCTAGGTGTCTTTTCTTCCGCGCAGCCGATCCAGGCCCATTGCTATCGAGCGGAGTCCGGTCAGCACCAAAAGAAAAACCCGCATAAGACTAGAGCGTGGCTCTTGGCATGAGCAGACATTGAAACCAATGAGGGGGCGCAATAAAGGAAGGCCGACTCATCGGTTTTAACGCTACACACGCCCTAGACTTATGCGGGCTGCGCCTTTATTGCTTGTCCCTTTGATTCCAACGGTTGCCACACCGCTGACACCCATAGGATAGTCGAAATTGAGACTGGTTGCAATTCCCGCCTTTTTTTAGGGGATTTCCCTAATTTTGCAAAAAAACCCAAAAAGGGGGTTGCAAACTGTTTACTAATCTGGATAATTACTCATACGGTCAATGTTGATCGGTAACCGGAGAGAATAAATGAAAGCAACCAAAATTCAGATGCGCGGTCATTGCCAAGTGTGCGGAGCCCAGCAGGCTGCGGTTCGCGGCGGTATGTCAAAGCATGGCTACTCAGTCAAAGACGGATGGTTCGTTGGCATCTGCTCTGGCGAATTCCACGCCCCAGTTGAGCAGTCCCGCCAGCACCTCGACCTGGTCTGCGCTGACATCAGCAAGCAAGTCGCCGAAATGACCGCCCGCATCGAGAACCTTCGCACCGGCGTTGAGCAGCCTTCCAAACTGCCTGTGTGGGATGGCCGTGAAGGCAAATACCACATGACCCCCGTTGCCGAGATGAGCAGTTACCAGCGTGAAAACAGTCTCAATACCGTGATCTGGGAACTTGAGAACCGCGTCCGCGCCGGTTCCAGCCATGTCGAGTCCTTAATCGCCATCGCCGACAAATTCCACGGTCAGCCGCTGGTTGAGGTTGACACTCAGGCCAACAAACCCGAACCCATCATTTGGGGCGAGCAGCGTGTCAACGAATCTGGCCATACCCTGACTTGCACCCATACAGATGGCGGTCGAGTTTACTGGAAAGGCGTTGATTATCAGGGGCGCCCCTGCAAAAGTTGGATGGGCTCCCGTTCCTGGCGGGCCATGAGCAAAGTTTAAATTTAAACGGGGGCTGCGGCCCCCACCTTTCGGAGAGAAGAACCATGAACGCAATCGACATCGAAATCACCCAAATTGACCGCCTGGGCCTGCTGCTTGCCCAAATCGCCGACCTCACCAAAGAGGCCGAGGCCATCAAAGACCAGATCAAAGACGCAGCCACCGCGGGCGGGCCGTCCGCCTATGAGGGCAACCTCTACCGCGCCACGGTCGTGACCAGCAACCGCCAGGTCGTGGATTACAAGGCGCTGGTGGCCGACCTGGGCGTGACCGCAGAGCAGTTGGCCACCTTTACCAAGACCACCGCCGTGTTCGCGGTCAAGACGGTCAGCCGGTAGCCGAAGGGGGGAGGGTTTCCCCCTAAAAAATAATTTTACAAACCACTTGCAAACTGTTTGCAAACCTGGATAATCAATCTCACGGTCAACGCTCAGACCGGACTTCTAAAGGAGCCTTACCATGGACTTTCAAGTCTTCCAAACCACCAAATGCCTTAACGGCGAGTTCCAATTTGTTGCGTTGTCAGACGCAGCCAAACACTTTACTGCGGAGCGCATGGGCGCTGGCGCAGTCGGTTTCACTCTTGACCAGCAGCATTTCGGTTCTGCGGTCAAGGCCATCCTCGGTGAGAACCTCACCATCCAAATGCAGTAAAGATCAACGGGGGCTCCGGCCCCCTCACTCGGAGAGAAGAAATGACCGACTACTACCGCCCCCCAGATGACCATCCCCGCCAGGCGGACATGGACAAAGTCCAAGATCAAATCGACAACAAACGCGAGCGCATGGCTGCACTCGAGGCGATTGATCGCGACTGGACGAATCAAGAGGAAGACGAATACCGCGCCCTCGAGACCGAGGTTCAAGACCTCGACAAACTGTTAGACGAAATGTGGGAGAACCAATAATGGACGACACACAAGACTTGCACTACCAGCAGCAGTTGGATCAGCAAGAGCAGGAATCATCATCGCACCTGGTGTATTGCGATTACATCGCGCACCGGATCAAAGAGACGATGAACGCATTTGACCCACAAGACATCATCAAAGGTGCGGGGTCAATCAAGTGGGATTTGGGCGCCAACGGCCAGTTTGTTAGCACCAAGAAACACTTGTTCGTTGTAGACCGCAACCGCAAAACCTACAAAATCACCGTGGAGGAAATATGAGCAAATCGCCGGAGTCGAAGATTGACAAAGTAGCAGCGCACCTGGTGCGTAAGAAGTCCATCACCAGTTGGGACGCAATCCAGATGTATAAGGCCACGCGCCTGGCCGACATCATCTTCACCTTAAAGGACCAGGGTTGGGACATCACCACAACCATGCGTTATGAGCCCGATGGCATTCGGTATGCGGTCTATCGATTGGTCTCATACCCGAAGAAGGGGGAACGCAATGTTTAAAAAGCGCCCCGAGTTTGAGCGCAACAAGTGGCAGAGAAATCTGTTCATCGACAAGCGCAAACCAGACCCGCTCTGGTTGGAAATAGTTGGCAGCATCTTGTTTGTTTTGTTTATCCTTTTAATCTGCTTTATTTAACCGGAGAGAAGAAATGCAAAAGATTTCAACCGCACTTGTAAAGGCCCAGAAGGCATTTGGCCCCGCGCTCAAGACATCCACCAACCCGCACTTCAAGAGCAAATACGCTGACCTGGCCGCTTGCATCGAGGCCGTCATTGACGCCTTAAACGACAACGGAATCGCCTTGGTTCAGCAGTCCCACCATTGCGAGGATGGGGTCATCATTGAAACTTTGTTCATCCATGAGTCTGGCGAGACCATCTCTGGCGGCAAGTTCCATGTAGTCGCCTCAAAACAAGACCCCCAAGGATACGGGTCGGCCATGACCTACGCTCGCAGATACGCGCTCCAGGCCGCCTGCGGCATCGCCCCAGAGGATGATGACGCCAACCGCGCCGTAGCCTCGCCACGGCCCGCTGAGAAGGCCTCGAGGGCGGTGCGCAGCCAGGCCGAAGTCGAGAACCTAATCAGCGCAGCCACAACCCCAGAATTGCTCACCACCGTCTGGAAGGCGCTGCTGCCCGAAGAACGCGAAATGGTGCGCGACCTGGCTGCCAAACACGGAGAAAAACTGAAAGGAGCCAAAAATGCGTGAACCAAATCCGTTTCAGGGTGATGGCAATTGGTGGAATGACCGCCTGGGCAAGTTGACCGGCTCGAGGATGGCCGCGGCCATGAATTTCCTCAAATCGGGCAAAGAGTCCAGCGAACGCGAAAATCTGCGTTATGAGTTGGTGGCCGAGAGGATCAGCAACACATTTGCCGACAAATACATGACCACCGAGATGCAATGGGGCGTGGACCAGGAGGCCGCCGCCAAAGAGGCATTCGAGACCCGCACCGGTTTAATCGTGACCGATGTTGGGTTCATCGACCACCCACGCATCGCGTTCTGTGGCGTGAGCCCAGACGGGTTCGTGTCGGACGGCTGCCTGATCGAGGTCAAATGCCCCAAGACCAAAACGCACATGAAATATGTGGCCAGCCAGACTGTTCCCGCGGAATACCGGCCGCAGATGATTCTTCAGAGCGCCTGCACCGGCAAGGATGTCTGGTTTGTCTCGTATGACCCCAGAATGGGCGAGGGGCGCGACCTTTACATTAAGAAATACTGCCCAACCAATGCGGAAATTGCCGAGGTCGAGGAAGCAGCAGAGAAGTTCCTGGCCGAGTGTGACGCCCTGTTTGATTTTTTTAATGACCGCTCAAATTACTTTGACAAAGGAGAAAAGTGATGTTGATGACTGGATTAGCCCGCCTGGGCAATGACCCCGAAGTGCGATACACGCCAGACGGAAAGCCCGTGATGGACATGAGCCTGGCGTTTAATTACGGCCGCAAAGTCGATGGCAAGCAGCCGTCCCAATGGATCAGCGCCACCATGTGGGGCGACCGCTGCGAGAAGTTGCGCCCCTATCTGGCCAAGGGCCAGTTGGTGTTTGTTTCTATGACCGAGCCACACATCGAGGAATACAAGCGCAAAGATGGCACCACAGGGGTTTCTTTGCGGGCCAGGGTCGGAGAGTTGGAGTTCGCCGGCTCGAGACCCCAAGAGCAGGCCGAGCGCAGCCGCGGGTTCGATGACCTTGTCGATGACATTCCGTTCCGATGATCAGGATGCGATTGTGGGCCATCCGGTGCAAGACCTACTACATAAAAGCGCCGGATGCGCCTGGCTGGCCGTATCTTACTTTTCCAACCCAAAAGTCCGCACAAGAATGGATTGCAGCGCACAAGATTGAGGGCGTTGCGGTGCGGGTCGCCGTTGTTATGAAGGAGGTGTTATGAGAATGATTATTATCGGAACCTGTGTCTTACTGTTTTCCGGCTGCGGGATCATGCCCAAAAAAGCCGAGATTCCCGAGCAGGAGTTGCTGGTCGATGAGAAGGTCCACGCCATGAGCCGGCTGGAAGTTGTCACGGCCATTCAAGACTGCCAGGTCGCCAAGACCAGGGCGGTGATCATTTATGGGAAACGCAAGGTTGGTGGCGTAACCCGCGATATTGTGGTGGATGTATCATGCGCACCGCTCTATTGATGATGGCTGGGGTGGTGGGCCTATCCACCGCCGTCATTTACCACCACCATGCGGTGGCCGAGGCCAGGGTGCAAGGTTACGCGCAGGGGTCCAAGGATGCGTTGTCTGTGTCCCCGCCATCTGACCGGCTCGAGATGGTTTGCGCAGGCCTGTGGTTTGGAGAAATTGGCCAGGAGTGGGTAAAAAGAGGGCTCCGCTAGGGAGCCCAAATTCGCCGAAGGAGACGAAGTTTTAGTCTATCAGGTAAAGGGGCGGGTTCCCTGGCGGTCAATGATCAATTTTGACCCCCTGGGGGGCGCCCCTGCGGTGTTTGGAACGCTGATATGGGTCCAGGCATCAAACTCTAAGATGATCTGGTCAAAAGGCACCTGGGCCGCAATACAGGCCTC